CTGTAAAGGGGAAGGACATGGTCTTGTGAACCATGAGCACGCATCCTGTCGCGTTGCTCAAATCGTTCCCGATCACACGTCATGCAAAGAGATCTTTGATGGTTACGGCAAGTTGATCCGTTGTGACCACGTTGATGTGGATACCAACTACTCCAGGGAGATGCCCTGCCCCTCCGTTGACCACCTGGCAGACCTGCTGGCGGAATTGTATGAAGATCGCACAGAACTGGACCGTGTGGCGCAAGCGTGTTACGAGCGGGCAACCAGCGACATCTATGTGTGGGATACGGTGGCCTCTCAGTTTGGCGGCATCTTTGAGGATGTGCTGAACCAGGTGGATCACTCAGTCCAACCTGAGATCAGTGAGAAACCACGGAAGGTGAAGAAAAGCAAAAGCCTGCGGAAGGTCCCGCTTGGGGCAGTAAGCTGATCAAGAGTCTCGTGGGTGGCCCAGCCTCTGCTTCGGCAGGGGCTTTTTTGTGTCAAAAAAATCTCATGCGTCGCACGTAAGACTTGGAATGGGTCCGCCAAGGGGTGGGTTGAGGTCGGACTTTGGTCGGACTTTCCGACTTTGGGGGTATTTCTATCTTTAATCACACGAGGCCCTTACATTTTGACACCCAAAGTGTAAGGGGTTGTGTCTTATGCGTCTCATTTGGTCTCAAGACGAGAAACCCTTACACTTTGGTGCACGAAATGTAAGGGAGTAAATAGAATAAAGATGAAACAGGGGGCAAAGTCGGAAAGTCCGACCGTCCCATCCCTTCCATCCATGGCCAACCTCCCACGCAAAATGACCAAGATCGCCCAGCAGCACAGCGGTTTCAGGCATATACCCAACGTGGAGGCCCTAAGTACGGATGAACTAACGCAACACGGTCTTTACCGTGGATACCCCTGCGCCCATGGTCACGACATCCGTTCTCTTGACACGCACTGGTGCTACAAGTGCGCCACCAAGATCCGTGACAACATCTGTGGGTTTGACCTGAACTACCTCCATGGGGACTACAAGCACAAGTACGCGAGCCTGTGGTCCCAAATCGCTGTTGGTGATCCTGGTGAGTGCTGGGAGGCTCCTCAGCTCACGAAGAAACGCGTCTGCATGCCTTCCTACCGATCTCTGTACACCAAGGACAAGTCAGGCAACATCAGTGCCCAGAAGGCGATCTACCACTGTGCCTGGGGGGATGTGGGATCTATGTTCGTCACACGCACCTGCGGGAACAAAAGCTGTCTCAACCCTCTGCACTTAGTCTCAAGCTGGAATCGTTTGTTCCCACCGTCCACGATCAGCCCATTCGATTACGAGTTCAAGCCAGAGAAATTAATGCAGTTTGTACATTCTCAATCTGAGACTCAAGTGCGTTTGCTAAGAGAGCGTCAGTACAAACGTACGATCCAACACCCGTTAGTAAACCAGAATTGCCCCGTTTATGATGATATATACCGGTAGAGCTACAAAATAAAATGGCAAGAAACCAGTTGAGCCAAGCTCAACGTACACAAAACAATCCTTTGGTTCTTGGTAATTTTAATTCCACAACAATTCGCTATCTACACGGATCCCTGGGACCTCAAAACAAAGTCATCGGACGTGCAGATACAAATCAAACGTCTAATGGTGGCTATGGCGGTGGAACATATAACCACTGGTTCCAAGTCAACATTTTGTCTCCTGCTTGGATCATTATTACCAAAGGCCCACCGCGCCCCAAGTACATTCAAGTCTCTGTCTATGACTTAAACAAAACCCCCATCCAGGGCGAAGCAATCTTTGATGCTGATTCTGTCCAGGTGCCAACTGGCAGCACTGTTTATGTGCCGTATTTAAATACGGTGATGAGTGCTCCATCTGATCTTTACAATCAATTTTCTAATTTGCGTCTGGATCGTGGGGATGAGCGTTATTATCCGTTGAATGCAGGTAGTTACTTGATTTGTGTTTCAACAACACGTAACGAGCCCTTGGCTTACAACCTTGCTGTTGTTGTTGAATTTACCACGACAGAAGGATTTTTTGAACTAGAAGACGATGATGGAAGCGTGTTCCTTCTGGAGACGGACATCGCGACATCCACAACTGAATTTGTTTCTTCTCCTATTACGACAAATAGAACAATTCCAGCCGATCCAACGGCTTTAAATGCATATAGTTCATTCAATGTACAAATTAATTCCGGTGTTACAGTTACCGTAACGGCTGACGCTACCTGGTTAATTGGAGGTGAAATTCCTGTTGAACAACAAGATCTTTATAAGATTGTTCTTGAACCAGGAAATGATGCGTATTGGGACACAATCCATGATCACTCTCTATCCGAATGGGTAGACTCCTGGGAGCGAGATCACCAAGACACAGAACCGTTCCCGGATCTTCTGGTTCCTTTAACCAACAGGCCATGATTAAAACCTTCTTGCGTTGGCTGTCCAAACCTAAAAAACAAACCGTGCATCCTTGGTTTGTTTACTGCCAGCAAAATCCTCATGCTTTGGGTTGTCGTATTTACGATGTTTAAAGATTGAATAAAACGCATCTCCTTTTAGAATAAAAGAAACGGAGTAAATCCATGTCTAAACTTAGTGAGTACATTGAAATCGCGCTGTCGATTCATGCTGCTGCCTCAATCATCTGTGCGTTAACGCCTACGCCCAAAGATGATGCCATCCTTGGTAAAGCCTATAAAGTGCTGGAGTTTCTGGCCCTGAATATTGGTCGCGCTAAAGAACGTTGATCAATCAGGCAAAGCTTGAAACCAAAACACGGTTCCATTTTGTTTTTCTACCCAATCACGCGTTGCATAAGCGTCACTCTTATCTAGGGTGACGCATTTTTTTTCGTCTCCAATTTCCCAGCAGATATTGACACGGATCCGTGGCTCTTTATATTTCTTCATCTCAGTAGTCCCAACGGACGCGCGGCCTGCCTTCTCTGATGCCAAGGTGAACAAACCCTTTTGGTGCACCGTATCCTAGGCTATAAGGCCAGTTTTGATCGCACCATCTCTGCACAGTGTAGATGTCTACACCTTCAACGTAAAAATCAACGGCACCCTTGGACGGTTTGTCGTATGTGTGCTCGCTATTCTTTGCACCACCAACTTGTGTGTTGATGGGCTCTGGTCGAGATGCACTGGTGATGATTAAAGGTTTGTTACCAAATTGCTTGCGAACTCTTTCCAGAAATAAACACAGTTCTTTTGCTGTATCACACTGGTATTGCTTGGTAAAACGACGCTTTTCTTGATTGAGTGTCAGTTCGCCATACGTAATGTTGGGCGTCACTTTGTAGCTGAATGGGCTCCAGGGATTGAAGTTATTGCTGTGAGGATCTTTAGGATCTTGTTTGCTACCGCTGTTGCCCAGCTGACGATCCAGGATTTGAATTAATTTGGTACTGTATTCTGGATCAGTTGCGTATCCTTCTTTTACTAAAAGTTGGCAACATTCATTCCGAGATTGAGCGCGATTAACTCCTTTAAAACGTCCAAAGTCCTTGTACCAGCGGTCAACAAGGTATGAAACGCAGGTGTCAAGATCTGGAAAATCAAGGAAACCAGCCTTGATCGTGATCCATTTGCCGTTAATGAACTCTTGTGTGTTAACCGTAGAGCCAGATCCCTTCAACCCAAAGAAATTATTAACACCTGACGTGTGTTTCCCCCAGCCTGACTCTAGTGCCCACTGAGCACAAACGCATTCAGGAAATTTAGCTCCAGCTTCTTTAGCTGCTGCGTACACGCCATCCCAAGTGTTTTCATACTTGGTTTGTGGTTTAACAACTCTGCGGTATTTAGATGCAAACGTTTCGATAGTTTCAGGATCAACCTGAGTTTGCAACCATTTCCATGCATCAATTTGGTGCTGCTCTTCCTTGTAATGCTTTGCAGCATCTGTAAATTCTATTGTCATCGACCTAGAGCTTTTTATTAACTCTAGGTCAGGTCAATAATTATGCAGGTGGTGTTGGCCACACAATATCCCAGGGAAAACCGGCTTGTGCTGTTACATCACGAAGGTCTTGACGGTATGCGGCCCAGGTTTCGTGATCGACTGGGGCATCAGGAAGCTGAGTCCAATCACAAGCGGCCAAAAGTGAGTTGCGTTGTGCACGCACGTTGGTAGCTTGGCGTTCGTCAGCCTCGTTTTTTTCTTCCGGCGTTAAAGCAACAATTGACCATTGCTGAGTCCACGTGCCATCTATTTGTGCAGGCGCAACTTCGTCTACTTTTTCTGTGGCAGCGTTATACGCAGGTATTGCTGTTGTTAAAAAAGGATAGATATTAAAATCAGGAAATCCTTCGGCTGGAACATCACTGGGGAAACTAACGTTCGGATACGCTGCTTTAAGGTCGCCCGGTGTTAAGGGCCATTTTAACGGTGTTTGATCAGTGTTTAAAAGAATAAAACTAGCCATGTCACTTACGTATAATTAGAACCAGAATAAAGCAGGTTACTGCTCCAGGCAAGAGGGCTAAAGGATACAGAATCACTTGAACCATTATTTCCTCCTGTATAAGAAGCTCCAACATCACAAGTATATGTAGCGACTACACTTGCTCCGTTAATAATTTTAATTACAGCATTGCTTGTTGTTGCACCATAAGTGTCTACATCGTAATAGATAAAACCAACATAATCGCTTTCATTGATTCTTGCCAAAAAGCTGCCGTCTTGAGGAGCATAATAACTAAATCCGCTTTTAAACGTCATTCCCAAATCGGTTGGGGTTGGTGTTGTACTACTAAAAGGATTAACAGCGCAAACTTTAAAGTTATAACCACTAACCCCAGGAGATGTATCCCAATAAGGTAAATAAACGTATGTAGAATTACTTCCGACTCCAATAAAGACATCATAAGACTCCCAGCTCGCATAAGAGTAACCTCCACCTAAAGATGCTGGGTTGTATTCTGTTCCGTCAGTGTCAGTATTATTAAACCTGTAGTCATTGTTTCCAAAAGAATGCATTACTGCTTTTGTACTGCTCATGTTCATGCCTATATTTCTTGAATAATTATGCGTTTTTTGATTAATCGTTGCTGCACCCAGCGTTTTTGTTGATGGGTCCCAGGTTGCGGAATTTAGTGCTAAATAAAAATTGGCCCCTGTATAACCGCCAGTCCAAAAAACTTTGGTTCCAATGTTTGTCAATCCAGTTGCTGTTTCATCAAAAAACGTTGCAATTCCGTGTGTTTGAGCTATTTGATTTTCAGATGTTGGATACGCTGTAGTTATAAACGTATCTGTTGTTAAATCAAAAAGGTAAACATTGCCAAGATTTGCGGATACAGAAATCATTTCTGTAGTAGAAATTGGACTCATGCCTCCCATTTGTCCAATACTAGTTGGCAACGTTATTGTTTTAACGCTTGTCATTGTGTTACAGTCAATTTTGTAACACGTTGAGGTATCATAACGTGGCATTAAATATAAATACGGATTATAAAAAAATCCAGTAGGTCCACGTAAAACCGATCCTCCTGTTTGCGGTAAACTAAATGTTCCTATTTTGGTTCCCGTTGTTGTTACTCCGTGAAGATGATAGTAACCAGAACTATCCCTGCTACCAATAAACAGTAACGGCTCAGTGAGAAGAGTTGGATCACCTTTGGGGCCACCCATTAAAAGCCTTGTTACTGGATCCATTGCTTTAATTTACGTAATTAATAAGATAGTTTCCGCGCCAACGTGCTCCACCGTCATCAGTCACAAACATAAACAGATGAGTCTTGCCTGTCGTCAATGTGGGAGCCGTTGAATTAGGCCACTCTACACCGCTGAACCAAGTAATTGTTCCGCTGGTATGTGTAACTTCTAAAGTAAAACCGTATACATTACCAGATGATGGAACACCTGTAACAGTAAAAGTTGTGCCAGAAGTAACCGTTTTTGTAAAGTAATTTCCAAGGGTGCCAGTAATTGTTGATGCTGGAACTGTTTTTGCAACTCCTCTGTAATAACCAGTTACAGAGATGTCGACTAAACCTAAGGTACTTGCACTTATAAAAATTGTACTAAGATTACTGCAGGATACTGTGAGCGCACTTACTGTACTATCAAATAATCCGGTGTCACCAGAACACGTTGAAAACCGTCCGGTTGTTGCACTTACAGTGGTACCCGTGATTAACGCACCTGACACACGTGTTGTAAATACGCCTGATACACCTGTTATGAGAGTTGCGGCAACAGCGTTTCCAGTAACAGTAGCCCCTGATACACGTGTTGTAAATGTCCCGGAAACTCCAGTGATGTTTGCACCGGAAATTACCGATGTAAAAACACCCGTTGTGCCTGTTAAACTTGTGAATTGACCATTTGTTCCAACAATTGTTGTTCCTGAAACTTGCGATGTAAAGACACCCGAAACACCTGTTAATGTCTCATATTGACCGGTGTTGCCTGTAATTAAGGCTCCAGAAACTCTTGTCGTAAAAGTACCAGACGTTGCTGTTAAATTTGCACCAGAAATTGCTGCGGTAAAAACTCCAGATCCACCTGTTAAGGTTGCGAATTGGCCAGTATTACCTGTAATTGTTTCACCAGAAATACGCGAAGTGAACGTACCGCTAGCGCCTGTTACTGTTGTTGCGTTTAATGTATTGCCTGTAATCGTTGCACCAGAAATCTGACCGGTGAAAACACCACTTGTGAAATTAGCTGTGCCGCCTGTGACTGTCTGACCCGTAACCGTTGTAAAGCCTGCAGTTCCACCTGTTACCAGGGTAAAGCTACCGGCACTACCGGTGACCGTGGTGCCTGATACTAGTGTCGTCCCAACAACAGCGGCGCCTTGCACGGTGCCTGTTACTGTTAGGTTCCCCGAGATAGACGAAACAATGCCTGAGACCGATACGGTTTGATCCGATCCCGCATTTGTAAAGATAACGTTATCAACTTTTAAATTGCCGTATGCCATCTTAGTAAGTAATCATCAAAGTGCCATCGGCTTTCTTGTAAACATCACCACTGGTTAATCCGGCAGCCAAAGCTGCGGCATTATTTGCGTATGTGGGAATGTTTGTTAAATACAAACCAGTGTTTCCATCTGTTGGTGGATAATGCTGGCTCAAATATGCTTTAAATTCTGTAAAGGTAATCTTCTTGTTGCGAAGTACCGGGTCCACTTCGAAAACGTGGACAAGCGTCAAAAGATCTTCATCATCTACAGCATCACCTGTGATGGCTGGAAATTCTGAAACTTTTCTATTCGCCACCGTCCGGTACCGTGCAATCCTTGTTCAATTATAAACGGAACTGTCTTAGCGCACTTTAATTTCAATACGCGGAAGAATGTTGCTTACTGCGCTCCACGCCCATTGAATTCCTGTTACAATTCCACAAGAAAGCAAAAGGACCAAAAGAACTTCAGCGACCGTAAGATTGCGGCGCACGTAAACAACCTGTGGTTTTTGAGGAACAAAAACAGGGGTTGGTGCTTGTGTAGCCATCGTTTGCTGCAGTGCCGCTTCCCTTGCTCTTGCCTTCAATTCAGCCAGTTGTTCTGGCGTAATTTGTCCGGCAGGTGATTGAGGGAAAGGCGTCACAGATTGACTGGGTGGTGTCTGTTCTTCCATGGTTGCCCAAAGTTTTCCCACACCTTAGCATCTAAAAAAAATTTCTGCTATGCAGTACGGCATTCGAAAAGGTTTTGAAGATGTTGCCTACGAACTAAAGGGCATCAAAAACATCTTGGCATCCATGTGGCATAGCCGTTATGCCGAAGGTGACACCGACATCTTGAATCCTGAAGCTTACGCAGACGAATACATTTCAACCGAAGAGTGCGGCAAAAGACTGGGCGTGTCGGACCAGACGATCAGGAATTGGATTGCAGTCGGACGCAAAACGCCTGATAAGGGATGGATCGAGGGCATTCATTACATCAACATTGCTCCTGACACCAAGAAAAAAGCTGTGATCCGTATCCCATGGAACCGACTGATCCAATCCTTTGCCAAGAACCCCAATATCGAAACGCGTCATCTGCGCGAAAATCAAAAGGCTTTATACAGCTTCAGGCAAGATTTTCTGAAATAATGGCACATCGTTTCCAGGGTATTGAGATCGCGGCGATCACAATAGAAAACCATGAGGAAAAGTTGCCTGAATCCTTGGTGCGCCAAGTGGAAATATTCCTTCCGCCCTGTGGTTCGTTTGACGATGGTTGCCTGAGGCGATATCTGGAAAACCTAAAGAACTACGAAGAAGAGGACGCAAATTCCAACATGACATTGGCTAACCGCTTGCGTTTAGCTTTTTGTGATTTGAATCCTGATACCATCTGTGGTAAGTTCCCCCAGGCTGAATTGCCTCTTAAGCGGCGCTTGCGATGTGTGGCAGAATATCTAATCCGTTCAGGTGAATTCGACAAGGTCCGTGACGAAAACGGAAAACTTGTTAAAAAACGCGGAGTGTTGGGTAAGTTGGTGGTACTGTACCAACCTACCCCAAAACTTTTAGAATCTCTACATCGACAAGGTTTATTAAAAGATGGATCGACGTGAAAAACTAATTGCTTCTGTTATCGGTCCTGAGCTGGACGAAACAAAAGCTCGTATGCTCGATGCCACAATCAAGGTGGTGTTAGGCGATATGGGTGAGCAATACTGCAAGATGTGGGAGGTCGAAGGCCCAGGTGTCATGGTGTTTCAACCAAGGAACAAAGAACGGTCAATGTTCTTTTGGACCTTGAAAGAAATCCATGCGGCACAAGAGGATTGTGAACGCGGCAATGACGGAGATCTTGCCGAAACATTTAGACGTATCCTCTCCGCTGCACAAAAGATTGACCCTGTGGAAAAAGCGGGTTATATCATCAATGACGAAGACGGTATCCGTTACTTAGAAATTGATTACAACAAGGCTTCTGAATAATGGCTGAAAAAGGTATTCGTGGTGTTAACTCCCGCAATGAAGGCGTTGAGTTGATTACCAATGACGATTTGATCCTGGCAGCAAACGAACTGCTGGGTGGCATCGATTTAGATGTTGCCAGCTCCAAGATTGCTAATAGTTATGTGCAGGCTGATCATTTTTACACACCTTTAGATGATGGGTTGAATAACCAGGAGTGGCACGGAAGTTGTTACCTGTTTCCGCCCGCTGGCGCTTACTTCTGGGATCAAAAGAATCAAAAGTGGAAGATGACAAGGGCTTCCTCCTTGACATTGACTTCATCTCATGCTGTGTGGTTTCGACGCATGTACCACGCCTGGATATCTAAGGAGATAAAGCAAGGTCTGTTTTTCAGCAATTGTCCTGACATGATTCGTTACGAACCTAAAATCTTCCAATTCCCAATGTGCATTCTGAGAACTGTACCCTATCTCCTGTGTAACAAAGACAATAAGGTAGAGCGGAAAAGAACGTGCACATCATTTGTTGTGTATCTGCCTCCCCAGGATGTCCTGAGTGATGCCGTCGACACATTTACGCAAATTTATGGAGAACGTGGGCATCTTCTTGTTTGAGTTCTGTATACTGAAGGACGATTACAAGGACCTATGAGCGTTCTGGCCGACTGGGAAATCAAGGAACTGGCCGAAAAAGAACAGATGATTGAACCCTTTGTGGATCATCTGGTCAGCAAAGAGAATGATCGAAAGTTGCTGAGCTATGGCCTTAGTTCATATGGTTATGACATTCGGCTGTCACCAGCACAATGCTTAATCTTTGGTAAGGTTCAAGCCGGTGATTGCGACCCAAAGAACTTTGACCCTGACATCCTGAAGCCTGCAGATCTGTTGGAAGATGAACGCGGTCAATACTTCTTGTTACCGCCATATGGCTATTGTCTTGGTGTGGCGCAAGAACGGTTGAAGCTCCCCAGGGATGTCACTGTCGTTGCTGTTGGCAAATCTACTTACGCACGTTCGGGAATCCTGGTCAATATTACGCCTGCCGAGAGTGGCTGGGAAGGATACCTGACGCTTGAAATTAGCAATTGCACTGGCCTTTTCAATCGCATCTATGCGAATGAGGGAATTACGCAACTGTTGTTTTATCGTGGCAACCCATGCCACACCACATATCAAGACCGTAAAGGCAAGTATCAAGACCAACCAAACAACGTGGTCTTTTCCCAGGTTTAACCGAAGGGTCTGCCAAAACTCATCTTGGGTTTACGAGCGTAACCAACGGATCCGGCACGTCCGCCCGAATCGCCTCTGGTTGCGCTCGTTGGTTCACGCACTAGATTACGCTTTTGATATTCGCCTGCCGTCTTGGCAGCTCGCATGTAGCGTGCAACGCGCTCTTGATTCTGGTTAACAGATTCTGCCGAGCTTCTGGAATCTTGCTCAACACGCCTCAAGTCGGTATCATACGCCTGTTCAGGACGTAAGTCTGAGACCTCAGCGCCAGAGGTGCCAGAGTTTTGCCTTGGGTCGTAAGTAGAACTATAAATACTTGCCATCTTATTATTGTAAAAGAAGTGAATCAATTACTCACCGTGATGCATTCCGCCGCTGGCTTTTTGGATAGTTTTGTTCAAGACGAGATTGCTTGTCGTTGTCTCGATGAAGAAGACTTTGGTGCACCTCTCGATAACGAGGAAAATGATGTACCCTTATATGACATGTACAACAGAGGTTTAGTTGCATGCGAACAGGGTCTCGAAAGGAATCCTTTGAATCTCGAGGGAGCACGTCCTGGAATGACGGGCTACATCCCATCGATGGAGGAGGGGATAGCAATGGGAGCATCGCCCCGTCCGAAGGCTTTGGTACTGGAACTGGAGGGTCCGGACGAGAAGGAACGGATGTTGTCAGCAAAACGACGTGGTTTACTCCGGTAGACGAAGTGAGCGATTGTCCCGGTGGTGTGTGCCCAGTGCCTTGGGCCACTAAAGAAGAGCCTCCTGTTGTTCAGCCGGATGAGGTCAATCACCCACCTCATTACACTGATGGCGGCATTGAGTGCATCGAAGCAATCGAAGCTTCTTTAACCCCAGAAGAGTTCCGTGGTTACTGCAAAGGTAACTTGATGAAATATGGCTGGCGCGAACGCCTGAAGGGCGGTACTAAGTCACTGAAAAAAGCGCAGTGGTACTTAGACCGCCTCATTCAATTCGACGAAGCTCAGAACGGCTGAAGCTCATCGTCATCTTCGTCCTCGTCGTCGTATACACATGCGGCGGCGAGTTCTGCCAACTCAATGTCAGTTGGGATATCAAAATCTAAGCAAACGTTCTCGTCTTCCAGAAGGGATTTGACGGCGTACCATTCCATCAATCGTTGGTGGTACAGGTTCAACAAAGCATGATACAGCTCGTCCCAGGTTAATTCCTGCGCCACAAGCTCTGCTTTACGCATTGAGAACTGTAGCTCTAAAGGAAGATCGAACTCCCGTGGTTCTGCTGAACGCTCCATTCCACTCTGCATGTTCTCAATGCAATTATTCTAAGCCTAGCTGTTAAACAACAGATCTGCGTCATTGGTATCAAAACAATCCCAGGGATCTTTGTCAATGTCAAAATCATTGGCAAATTCCGAAAGCAGATAAGGACTGATGTTTTCTTCCAGCTTGCGGATCGCACGGATTTGATGGGGAGCGGCAGTGTAGTTGCGGAAGGCTGCCAACAGTACCTCAGTGGATGACCAAGGATTGGCATCGACTTCCTGGAGGAACAGATTGATCTCTTCTCTGCGGCGATCCAGGAGGCCACCAATGACCTTGTGATCTGCATCAAAAATCCATCGTCCAATCTCAGTTGTTACTCCACAAAAATCTTCTCGTTCCAAACAATCGATAACACGACTGTATAAGAAAGATTCCCAGCCGATGGAGTGAATGAATGAGATCAACGCTTGTAACATACTGGGATCTAGACCCAGGTTTAGCTTTGCAAGCTGTGCTTCAATGACATTGACTTCGTGAAATAAGTATTCCACTGCTTTGGTTTTACTACACAGATGTCCTTTCTTAACAGGTGATCCATCTGGGTAATACTGACTGCCATATCCAATGGTGTAAGGCTCAGCACCGGTTACAGGATCTGGGTAAGCCTTCTCATTAAATCCTTCGTATTTACGAATGATGTTAATCGCAGACGAAAGATCTGACATGGGGATAACTATAGTTACCCCCAATCATACATAATTTTTACTTACCTTGACCGCGACTTAATTTACGCCCATGATTTGCTTTTGAATGTTTTCCATCACCTTGTCGAGTAAGCTTGGGCTTGGACTCAATTCGGACTGCTGAGCTGGACTTGGGTTTTGCCATGTGAAAGGAAGTTGTGCCTCACCACTTTACGCGGTGACTCCAGTATCTGGCGGACATTTTGTCGGGATTGGGATCTTGAGCGTTGTGTCGCGCATAATAAGATTTCTTACGCGCTTTATCTTTTGCTGTCTTGGGATTTTTACCGGCGCCTTCTACACCCTGCTGACCGAAGCGGATGATCTTTTCTTTTCCTCCTTCACATGCTTTTACCACATGACTTTTGGTGGGGTGACCAGGTGTCTTTCGTGGTTTGTTGCACTCCATCTTGTCCTTAGCAAGCCTGGCGGCGGATGCAGCTTTCTTATGTTTATCTGACATACGTATCAACCAAAGAGAGATCCAAATCCTGTGCTTGATCCCATTTTAAAATAAGAAGGTGCACCGGCATCTTCTTCATCTTCAAAGAAATCAAAGTAGGTTGATCGCTTGGGTTTATATGTCTCCGCCTTCTTTGTCTTCTCATCGTCCAACATTGAACTGATCGATCCTATCGCTGCAAATGGATCTGAAAAATCAGGCATGTCAAAGCCCATAAGACTTTGAAGACCTTGTTTGCTTGTTGCTTGTGTAATGGTTTGTCCTGTCATGTTCTTATCTTCCTCTGATGCATTGGGGAAAAAGTCTGTATAAAACTCTTGTTCTGTTCCACCGTATCCTGCTTTCTTAAAGATAGAAAACAACTTACTGCCA